AGATGATTCTCGAATGTGCGCAGCTGCTTTCTACTGCGCATCGTTTGCTAGACGGCGAACTGTACGAAGGTCAGACCAAGACAGGTCGCAAGGTAAAGCGTTGGGAACTTCACGACGAACGTGAGATCTATCTCTATCAGGCAACGCATATCAATCATCCTTGTGCCGTGTGGGCACGGGAGAGCGAGACCAACTACTCTTGGCTGTATTCTCTGTTCGTTGAACTTAACAAAGAATACACTCATCGTTATGGCAAAGTTCATAAGTGTATGACAATGAATCCATTGCTTCGCATCTCTCCGACGAAAATCAAGTCGACAGGTTCTATGACTGCGTTCCCGCAAGCAATGCCCGATGATTGTAAGAATAGCGACGCTATTCAAGCCTATCGGAATTACTATATACTGTATAAGAAAGATTTTGCGCGGTGGTCTAAGCGCGAAACACCTTCTTGGTTCAATGGGTGAATAAATACTGATATGCCAAGCTACGTTATTAGAGATACTCAAACAAACAAAGTCGAAGAAATGTTTATGCGCATTTCGGAGATGGAAGAATATCTCGCTCAAAACCCCACAAAACAATTAGTCCCAAACGCGCCAGCTATTGTGTCTGGCGTTTCGGCTGGTCGTAACAAACCAGACGAAAGTTTTCGTGATGTACTGAGAACTATTAAAAAGAACAACCGAGGAAGCAAAATCAACACGTGGTGAAAATATAATCTGGACTATGCTTTCTCACAGGAGAAGTATGTATGCCTCAGGTTTCAACCGCAGAAGTATTTTTTGATAACACACCAATCCCTGAGTTCCTATCGAAGCGAGAAAAGAAAAGATTAAGAAAGCAAGAAAAACAAATTAAAGCAAAGGAACAGAGTTCAGTCATTCGACTGAATAACATTTATCCGCTCACGGATAACCAAAGAAAAACTTTTGATGCGTTTGATTCTGACAAAAACCTCATACTTCACGGTGTAGCTGGCACAGGCAAAACTTTTCTATCAATGTATTTGGCTCTAAAGGCAGTCCTCGATGGGCGAGCACCAAAGCCAGTCGTCATTATCCGTAGCGTTGTTCCGACGAGGGATATGGGATTCCTTCCTGGCAATATGAAAGAAAAGGCAGCAGTCTATGAGCAACCATATGCTGCCATTTGTTCGGATATAGTTTCAAACCGCCAGAATGCATATGATTCATTGAAGAATAGAGGAATTATAGAGTTCTCGACAACTTCTTTTCTAAGAGGTCTCACGTTTAAGAATAATACAATTATCGTCGACGAATGCCAGAATATGACGTTTCATGAACTTGATTCGGTCATCACGCGCATGGGCGAAGGTTGTAGAGTTATCTTCTGTGGCGATTTTCGTCAGTCTGATTTTTGGCGAGAAGATGAGAAGTCTGGGCTAAATAAGTTCATGTCTGTCGTTTCGAAGATGAAAAGTTTTGAACGTATCGAGTTCACAAAGGACGACATCGTAAGATCTGATGTTGTGAAGGAATATATTTTGGCAAAACTTGAACAAGGTATTGTATAGAAATTATGTTTGAATATGATTATTATGATTTGCCAAAAGTGAATTCTGTGACTGGCGAAGATGGTCGAAGGTATTATCAAACTCCAGATGGTAAGAGGTATCCATCTGTGACGACCGTTCTCGGAGATAGACCAGAAAAGAAACGTGCAATTTATGAGTGGCGTCAGCGAGTCGGCGAAGAGAAAGCGAACCGTATTTCTACGCAAGCTGCTCGACGCGGGACATCTGTTCATACTCTCATGGAAAACTATGTGAGAGATTTAAGCGAACCAGATTCCAGCGAAATGCCGACTTCGTTGAATTCCTTTAGATGTCTAAAGAAGGCACTTGATGCTAATTTAGAAGTTGTGCGTGGTTTAGAAGTTGGTTTGTACTCGCATAATTTGAAACTTGCTGGGCGTTGTGATCTTGTTGGTCAGTGGAATGGTAGGAATGCTATCATCGACTTTAAGACTTCCAAGAAGTTAAAGAAAGAAGAATATATTGAAGATTATTTTTTACAGTGTACAGCATATTCAATTATGTTCGAAGAGTTGACCGGCATTAAGACTAATGGAATTGTTGTCCTGATTGCTGTAGATGATTATGATATGCCGCAGATCTTTATGAAGTCGCGTGGTCAATACATAGAGAAGCTGTTAGGAATATTAAATGAACGAACTATTACAAGCACTGGTATTAGTGCAGGGGTTGCAGTCGCCTGAAGCGGGCATCACATATCGTAATCTGTTTATGATGTGCGCCCCATCTATAAATAACATTCATGAATCGTTGAGATCACAGTTCGGGGAAGTTCCCGTAGTTTTGTTTTCTACAAATGACGAAGACAACAAGATGACTCTTTATTATAGCAAGAAAACAAAATCAGTAACACTTGTTCAGGTTTCGCGCGATGGCACGGGGTGTATCGCAGCTGCTGGAAAGGTAGAATATCTGAACGAGAAAGAACTTTTAGATGATGATGGTCGTGAGAGTTCCCGTTAACAAAACAAGGAGGTAGATTATGTTTGATTGGATTAAGGATAGAATTTCTGAAGGTTCGACCCATACGGGCGTTATCGTTGCTGCAGCTGCAGCAGCTTGTCTCTTCGCAGGGTATTCTATCACTCAGGTAGTTCTCTGGGCTGCTCTTGCATGGGGTGTCTATAGCATTGTAAAGAGTGAGTTTTAATCCCTTTACTTTGTCATCAGAGTTTAGTATAATTAAGTTGTAACGTTGAAGGAAACTGAAAGCTGAACTGGACGAGGGTGCGATTCCCTCCACCTCCACCACGGATACACTACGATAACTCGTTATATCCACTAGTGGCGCCACTAGACGCTAAAGGATGAACTTAGTGTATCTTTGATGGGGGTGAATAGGATCGACAGGCAGGAAATAGGAATCTGGAGTTACACGGCTGGTCGCGTCATAGACCAAAATCGTACATGCCAACGACAATGAGGCATATGCTCTTGCTGCTTAGTCAGTAAGACGGAGTTCGGTGGGTACTTGGCAACAGAAACCCACCACCTTTCTTCTAACAACAAGGGGAAACCAAAATGAAACTTGTTGCGGCAATCATCTTCGGTATTGTAGTTGGCGCAGTTTCTATAGTTTCTTTCAAGTCAAGTAATCAGTCAATTGCCAGCATTAGTCAAAACGTCAAGATAGTCGATACAACAGAACGCGACTGTCTTGCCCAAAACATTTATCATGAGGCTCGCGGAGAATCGCTGGCTGGTGCACTGGCAGTTGGTCTTGTGGTTAAGAATAGAACTAAGGACCATCGTTATCCTGACACGTATTGCGGTGTTATAAAGCAAGGTCCGACTCGTGAATCTTGGAAGGGTAATGGTCAAACATATCCTGTCCGATTCAAGTGCCAGTTCACTTGGTATTGTGACGGCAAGAGCGACGAGGTTGATACCACAAGCGAAGAATGGAATAGGTCAGTGATGGTTGCCAATGCAGTTATTGGCGGCAGAGTCTATGACTTCACTGATGGCGCCACGCATTATCACACATATGAGGTGAATCCAAAGTGGGGGTATATGTTCAAGCAGGTTGCTCAGATCGATAGCCACATCTTTTATAGAAGACCATGATCAAGCATGAACTGTTTCCCACTTTAATTGCAGAGTTTCATTATGATTGCCATGAAGAATTCAAGCGCACATTCTATGACAGGTATTCGTTTCACTCTAATCCAGATGGCAATTCTAGTGAGCGAACTGGGCATGTTGATATTCATAGAGATGATTCTATGAGTGGTTTCTGGAGTTGGGTCGGAGACTCGCTCAAGAAATATATCGCAGAACTTTGTGTAGAAGATGTTCATGATCTGTATATTGTAAAGTCTTGGCTTATGCCGACTAAAACTTGGCATGTGCCGAGACATAAACATGCCGACGCACATTTGTCGTTTGTGTATTATGTCAATCTTCCGCCAAACTCGGATGCAATTTACTTTGAGTCGAGCAGCCCGAACGAATTGTATCACGACATGTTTGGGCAGAACGCAGTGGAGTGGAATCGTTACAACTCTCGTAGTTGGTTCTTCAATCCAGTAGAGGGCGGACTGTTTGTGTTTCCATCAAAGACCTATCATTACACAGCAAACCCAAACTCGGACACGCCACCCATTCCAGACACACATAGCATGATAGATCTTAAGAATAAAAGAATGGCGATTGCTGGTGATGCAGTTCTTACATATAAAAAGAATCTTCCTAAAGCATATGGTCTGATGCCAATTGATAATTGGAAAAAAGTGTAAATCCCTTTACTTTTTAAGCGTTTCGTTTTATAATGGTTAAACGCTAAATAATTTGGAGTTTCGTATGACGATTAAGGCTGGTAAGATATGGGGGCAAACCGAAGCAATAATTCAAAACCCAGTTGTCGAGTTCCATCGGATTTCGGCAAAGGCTGGGTTTCGCTGCTCTCTCCACAAGCACTCGCACAAATGGAATGGCTTCTTCGTAGAGTCGGGCGTATTAGAGATCCACGTCCAAAAGAGCGACTACGAACTGACAGACATTACTACACTAAACGCAGGGCAATACACGACAGTAAAGCCTGGAGAATATCATTTCTTTTTGTGCAAGGAAGACTGTGTTGCTTTCGAGATTTACTATCCGGAACTTCTTTCGGAAGACATTCAGAGAAAAAATGTAGGAGGACAAGCAGAGTGAATCTTAAGGAAGAACTCGATATCATGACACCTGCTAAATTTAGAAGTCTTGTCGAAAAGAAAGTCGCTGATGACGGTATCAGTTATATCGATGCTATTGTTGATGTTTGCCAGAAAACTGGTTTCGAAATCGAAAGCGTCCCAAAGATGCTGACGAACAAGACAAAAAAGATTCTTCGGAATGAAGCGACGAATATGAATATGTTGAAGAAGAAGGGGGCAAGACTGCCTTTATAATATGGAAGGATTGCGAGCCTATCAGAAATATCTCGCGATTAAGTTACACTTCACAACCGATTACGATTATTTCAAATATGGCGGCAAGTCAAAGTCGGCTTCGCCAAGTTCGTTCGAGAAGCGCAAAGATGTTTTCTTCTTTCGTAAAATTGAACGTCGTTATTCGGATGAAGAACTGACCGAATACTTTGTCGCGAACTTCGTTTCCAAAAACACAGGACGTTGGATTGGCGAACTAGCTTCTCTGCAATCCGAAAGAGTATATGATCAGTGGAAAAAGCGGATGGAATCGTTTTCATACTTGTTCAAAGAAGATATGGAAAAGATAAAAGAACAAGCTAATACGTGCTTCTTATCCACTAATCCTGCCGATATGTGGACTGTAGATAATGATACGCACCATAATATGCACCCAGAAGTTTTGTGCATGTATCTTGGAAATAAGATTTCGCTAGAGTCGTTGATTGCAGCAAACCGCGTTCTAAAGTTTGTGCCGATTTGGGATAGAACTATTGGCGAAGATTTTATTTGGCCAGATATTTCGAAGAGCATCAAGAAGTATGATGCGTTCCTCAGGCTAGATGAAAAGAATCTTCGTAACATCATGAAGGAGGTATTCATATGAATGATGACCAACTGCTACATGATATTGCGAATTTGATTGACGATTATAATATGGAAGAATCTATGAAGAAAGCAAAACAGATTCTAGACCATATTCAAAAGAATTCATACGAACAGAAAATTGTTTTTGATTCTCGGTTCGATGGATAGTGAGGTGAGTTATATATAATGATGTATATTATGATGAGTAAAGTGGACAAGACGTTATACACCGAAACATACGGAGAAAAATATGAATGACACATTTGCAGCACTAAAGCGTGAGCGCACCTCTCAGTTCGATAAACTCACGAAGGAAGTCTCAAAGATTTCCACCAACCAGACAAACAAGAGTGAAGATGATCGCTTCTGGAAGCCAGAAGTCGATAAGGCTGGTAACGGATATGCAGTTATCCGCTTCCTGCCTTCGCCAAAGGGTGAGGATGTTCCTTGGGTTCGTATCTGGAACCATGGCTTCCAGGGTCCTGGCGGCTGGTACATCGAAAACTCGCTGACGACTATCGGTCAGCAGGATCCCGTTGCAGAATATAACTCCAAGCTGTGGAACTCTGGTAGCGACAAGGATAAGGAAATTGCTCGTAAGCAGAAGCGTCGTCTGACTTACATTGCAAACATCTACGTCGTGAAGGATCCCGCAAGTCCTGCTAACGAAGGAAAGGTATTCCTTTACAAGTTCGGTAAGAAGATCTTCGATAAGATCAACGAACAGATGAACCCAACCTTCGAAGATGAGAAGGCAGTCAATCCTTTTGATCTTTGGGAAGGCGCGGACTTCAAGATGAAGATCCGTCAGGTCGAGGGTTATCGCAACTATGACAAGTCGGAGTTCGATAAGCCAGCCCCTCTCTCAGATGATGACGATCATCTCGAGAAGATCTGGAACTCGGAGCATTCGCTCTCTGCGTTTGTTGCTCCTGACCAGTTCAAGTCTTATGAACAGCTGAAGGCTCGCCTTGATCGTGTTCTTGGTCTGACTTCTGCAGGTGCAGCTGCTGCAGCTGCTTCTCGTGACGAGGATGATTCTCGCGCTGCGGATATTCCTCGCGGTTCAGTTTCTGAACCTTCTGTCGGTAAGTCGGCAAAGGCTGCTTGGGAAGATGATGGAGAAGGTGATGATAATCTTGCCTTCTTCGAGAAACTTGCTCAAGACGACTAAAATAAAGAGGGGGCAAAAGCCCCCTCTTTTTTACGCAAAGCCATACTCGGCTGACTCTTTTTGATTTGCTTTATTGAACGAAGGATCAGGATTACCAGTTCCGCTAACAAATATTCTACGTTCTCTGATTGCTTCAGCCTGTCTTCTTTTTGCTGCTAATGCTGCCTCAGAACCAGCAGTTGTTCCGCTGACATTCGTTTCTGTCCCAAGATCCGCAGAAGCAACCTGAATAGATGGAGCAGCGCCAGCGGCAACCATAGTCGCGCGTTCATCTGCTCGTTTCTGCAATCCAGCAAGTTTCATTCCGCCAGCTATTGTTCCTGTTGTTCTGAGTTCTTTCGCGATTTCCATGATATCATTTTTCTTAAGAGCGGCAACAAGTTTCGGCGCTTTCTTAAATATTCCAGGACCAGCATTAAATGCAAGATCTGTAAGAGCCTCAAGAGTTGGTTGACTCAGAACGCTAGTATCTACGCCAAGTTTTTCTAATTGCTTTAGTGCGCCTTCTTTATTCACCATCATATCGTCTTGGAATATTCTCTTTCCCTGTTCTTCAGTGATTCCCTTGCTAATGTCTATTTCGGTGCCGTCACTGAGTATGATCTTTTTGCTTTCTAGTTCCTTGGGTCTTAACATATGACCATATCCAATTGTTGGGAACCCAGCTGGATCATTGTATATTTTCGAGGAGAACCCTTCTTTTTCCATTGTGAACTTTTCTAGCCCGCCAGCTTGAGGAGTTACAGGCGTCGGCTTTCCAGTGTCTGTTCTTCTTCCAGCAAGTTTCTTTCCAGATTCCGCGCCAGCAGCTACAGCTTTCGCTTGATCTTCTCTGGTTGCAGCCTGTCTCATTGCTGCGCCTTGTTCCATATCTTCAAGATCGGCTGCTGTTAGATCTGCTCTTTGTCTGCCAGCAGCGCCACCAAGTTTCGATCCAACAGCTGCAGCTGCTTCTGCGCGTCTTCCTTCCTCAAGCATTTTGCCATATTCCTGATCTTCTCTGTCTAGATCAGTTTCTTTTTCTAGATCTTTTTCTTCTTCGGTCTTGAAGAAGCCACCTATTAATGGGATGCTCTTAAGAGAATCGGTAACAAATTTAGTGGTATTATCCCAATTCTTCGCAATTTTTTCAAATAAAGTTGAGCCAAATATTGCACCAGCAAGTACACCAAGAGCAATAAGTTTTTTCTTATTGTCTTCTACAAATTTCTTAGATCTTGTTTTAACTAACTCTAATGCCCCGACCTTCTTCTGCTGACCTTTACCTTCTGCGGAACTTTCTTTTAATCTGAGTTCTTCGTCTTGTTTTGCATCAAATTCTTTTGCAGAATAACCGAGCAATCCTTCAAGATAGGTAAAAAGTCTAGATTCGAACTTCACGAACGTTTTTTGTTTAACATAATCTGTTTTTTCTGGACCACCAGGAGAAGTTATTCTGCCCTCACTACCAATGTTATTTCTATTACTCTTTCCACTATAATCAAATGCTTTCGAAATTTTAGATGTGGCATACCCTATAGCCAAAGCATCTAAATTCGGAGCGGCAGCTATAGCTGCTGTTTTCTTTACGGCGCTCGATATACCTTGGCCAGTCGCCCTAAGAATTTTTGCTGCTGTGGTTAACTCTGCCATTTTATGCCACCGCTATTATGTTATTGGTTTGTTTTTTGGCTACGATAACAATAACTTTTTCACCGCCAGTTTCTTTTGTTCCAAGAGTTTGCGTGTCGGATGTTGCTGGTGCTGGCTGAATATTCTGTTCCTTTGGTTCGGCTTCTGGAGATGGCAGCTCCTGTGGGGCAGTTGCTTGTATCTGAGCAGCTTTCGCCGCCATGTCAGCGTTTGATTTTTCCTGATCTTTCTTTTGGAAAAATTCTTTCGTGCCCATAACCTTTTCGCCAGCAGCTTTCGCACCCTTTGCGTAATCCACATATTCTTGTTTTTCGGCAGCAGTTCTTCTGGCGCCTCTACCAGAAAGTTTTTGACCTGCAGTTTTACCTGCGGCGACGATCTGATTCATCTCTTCTTTTGAAACTTCTTTAGACTTTAGATACTTTTCTATTTCTTCTTTAACTGTATCTAGAATTTCTTTCATTCTTTCTTCAGAGTTTGGATCCTCCTCTGGAAAAACTCTATAGAAATCTTTGTATATGTCTCGAGAAACATTTACTGCTTCAGTTATAAACGCACCAGCTGTGCCCACTCCTGGAAATGCAGAAGCAACAGCACCAACTGCACTAATAGCAGCACCTTTATAGTCCCCCTTTGCTAATCTAGCAGCTGCAAAGACTCCGCCGATAACAGTACCGATCCCAAATGGTAAAGATTTAGCAGCAAGTTTGGTGCCAATCTTTGGAAGTTTTTTCTTGAATGCTTCAGAAACTGCAGATTTCGTGACCTTCTTTGGCTTTCCTTTATCTATAGGTTGCGTTGTTGGCTTTCCTGGCTTTGGCTTTGTTGTTGGCTTCTTCTCTGGCGCTGCTGTTGGTTTCAATAAACCCAAAAAACCAAGTGCGCCACGAAAACCAGAAGCAAGCACTCTACCGAATCTACCAATTTTCGTGACAACATTGGTAAATATTCTAGCAATGTTTTTCAAAATTCCAGCAATAGATTTGATTTGTTTCAGAAACCATTTCTTAAAGACTTCAAATACACTTTCTTTCTCTTCCTCTTTTTCTTGCTCTTGTTCAGCCGGAACTTGTTCTTCCGGAGTTGGGGCAGGAATTAAAGCAATTCTTTTGTTGATTTTTTCGATCTCTTCGCGTGTTTTTTCAAAGTCAGAAAAGAATCCGAAAATTTTATCAGAAAACAACAAAAACCTTTCTTCAGACAATACTCTGTTTTGTTCTTCTACCCCTGTAGAAGAATCGTCTAACATCTCTATTGCTGCAGCTAAACTAGCCATTGTTTTTTTCGTTTTCTTTCTTTAAGTAATCCAACAACAGATTAACATAAACTTCCCTCTCCCAAGGTATCATATTTTCAATTTCTGTCAAACTATATTTGTGAAACTGCATGAGCGAAAAATTCATTTGATAATAATTTGCCAGAGTATTATGAGAGAGGGATATTAGAAAAAATCAGAAAGCCCTTCCATTGTTATTGTATCTTCTTGCCCACATCCCGCGCACTTGTATGAAACTTTATGTCTGACTCTTGGCATTGTATCGAAAAAATTTCCAATCTTTTGTATATGCTGTGAAGTCATAGATTCTACGAATTCAATTTTTTGATCAAACGTATCTGCTTCGTAGATTTCATTATCATCGAATGCATAATCAATAGAAGAAGCAATAATATGAAGTTCTTTCCTATTTTCATCCAATGCATTAATATTACCAAGTTCCATAATGTTTGGATATTTCAGTTTTACTTTGAGCCTGTCATTTAATTCTATTGTATCATTATGACCTTCGACCGCCTCTGCTTTAATTTCTTCCAGATTAATCTTGAGATCTGTCACAGTATCGCACGCCATCCCAGCATAATTGATCCCATCGGTGTGGCGATATTGTAGAGTAGAAACTTCGCCTATCGATTTCGCCCTCATCTGTAAGAAAAGATATTCCGCATCAAAAAATGGAATCTTAGAAACATCAAACCCATCAGTCTCAACACAAGAATTCACAATATCCCTAAGTGACATCATCATTTGATTGATATCCTCAGATTCCATTGCGATCAGAAGTGCCTTTTCTTCTTTCACTAAGAATGGTCTGAATTCAATTTTATTTCCATTAGACGGTAGTGTAGTTGAAAATTTTACTGTCGTCAATTTAGGTAAAGCCATAATGTGCTCCTTCAATCATTAGAATATTCTAATATTACTCTTAACATTTCCAAGTTGTGAACCTGCGCCAGACTTTATGTTTCGTAATAGCGTTCCGTCTCTTACGCCAGACACAATTGGTTTTATTTCTTTAATTGCCTTTATGCCTTTTCTGACTAGATCTACGATTTCATTGCCAGCGCCAGTATCAATTTTATTGTATTTTTCGCTTATATCAAAGTAAATCATTTCAATACTCAGTTTTGCCAGTTCGTCATTTCCCCAACCCATCTGAACTTCGTTTACTGTTCTTGGAAAACATTCATTTAGACGAATTGAAACTCCTGGCTTTGGTGGCTTCGCCTTTGGGATCAACCCAAGATCAAATCCTAATGGTCGGACAATTGGAGTTGGATCAATTCCGATTGCTTGCGCAACGCCGAGCGCAGTAGAAAATGCACCAGTTTCTTGTTCGGCATGATCTGGAAACTGATCTATGATCAATGTCCCAACTGCATTATCATAATAGTTTGAATCATAAATTCCCGATTCTGTGCTTCTATTATAACTTCTGCTTTCGCCTTTGCCAAACGCAGAAATTGCTGCATCTTGCCATGCCATAAAAAAATCGCGCTCAATCATATTCTCACTTAGCACAACTGTAATGTTGACGGGAGAATATATGATGCTGTATGGCATATAGCGAATTGGACCATGATACCTTTGTTCGGTTGTCATCAGGCTTCTGGAAGGCATGCTTATTGATTCTATTCTGAGCGGCAACCAACCATTTGCAGCTTTTACAGCTGGCGACAGTATATCTGGCGGCGTGATGGTTACAGCAAAATTATGTGATTTTGCAACGCCATGTTTAGAAAGTTCCGAAGAAAACGCATTAGTGTCAAATGCTGGCGACGAAGCGGTCGTATTACCCAACCCTAATGCTTTATCTAGGATACCTTGAATAATTGACATATTAGATCCTCGAAATACTTTCCCGCCAAACAACAGAATTCGATGCCTTGGCGAATCTTTCTAGTGGTAGAAATAGTGCGATATCCCATTCTTTTGGGTCGACAAAGAAAAACTTAGAGCGAACATGGTCAAAAAGATAATGCTTTACGCATGGCTTGAAGAATCTCAGTTTCGAAACTTGATTCAACATTCGATAATTCATTTCTATTCTTTTTTGATCATCCGTTTCGCTGACATATTGATACAATCCATCCATCAGGCGAGCGCGAAGGCGAAGCGGAAGATAGTGTAAATTTATTCCATAGAACCCGTCGCCCTGTGGGCGACCGCGCTTTCTCGAGGCTTCGAACGGAAATACCAAAGGGAACCTATCATAATATGGTAGAGTTTCTTTGAACTTTGGATCATAATTGAAAATATACATCTCGCCAAAAGTTGGATAAATCCGAAACCGTGCGCGGTCGCTACGAATCAGCGTTTGAGGGTTGACTGTAGTTCTCTGCGCGGCGGTTCTATACCACTGCGTCGCCTGTTGAGTTTTTGTAAATCCTTGTGCTTCACCAGCCTGAAGGATCTTGTCAAATACATATGCGACCAAATTAGATTCCTAATTCTTGTTCGGTGACAATCAAAAATTCCCATTGTCTATCGGAGCAGAACTCTTTAGCTGCTTCCCACTTTGCACTATTTATTCCGTATGTAGCAACTTCTTGGATGTAACTTTTGGTGATTCTGCTGCGCTTTTTCGGTGGTTCGCACTGTTTTTTCGGCTTTACTTCTATGACTCTAACCTTGACCGAGCCATCTTTATCTTTATGTTTTACAATAAAATCTGGGTAATACCTATGCCATCGTCCATCGATTGGGGACTTATATGGTATAGAAAACTCTTCACTTGCCCAAGATATGATGTTTTCATTCTTATCGAAATAGTTCATGACCCGTTGTTCCCAACT